TTAGCTACTTGTGCAATTTCAATTTTAAAATATTTAGCACCGGTACGCCGATGTTCTGGTAATTTTACACCATAAATAATTTCACTCAATGTACCATCAGGTTTCCAGAATCCAAATCTTTTTAAAACTTTTTCTGATAATGCTTCATTTGCTTTTATACCAAGAATTTCACTTATTCTTGGTGGTAATCTATAACCTGTTTTTCTTTCACCTAAAATTTCAGATTTCGCAATCAATTTCCAATCAAAATTACTGTCTGAAGGTTTTGCATTATTCAGAAAATCTTCTGCCAATCTTCCATAAAATTTTGTAAAACTTTTAAGAATAGGTGTCTGTTCAGCTAAATGTTCACTCATTATCATTGCTATATTTTTAAAATCTGTTGGTGTAACTACTTTATCATATGAAGCAGACATTTTTTCAACTAAATCATAGGTTTTAGAATCTAAAAAATATAATTGTTCAAGAATATCATCACCAGGATCAATACCCTTATTGAAAATATCCTTGACATTACTACGAAGTGTTTTTAATTCTTCATACGTTTCTGGATCCCATTTTTCATAACGTGCCATTCTTGCAGAAATTTCACTTAATACTTGTTCACGTTCAGAAGCTTTTACCACTAAAGTATTTGATTCCTTCTCAAGAACCTTTGATAATTTACCCTCAACATTCAATGCACCAGTTCTTTCACCGGCACCATAGAAAGTTCATAAATAGGAGTAGCCATGATCTTTACGTCTTATACGCTTAGAGATCGTGGAAGGGTGAATACCAATCACCTTTCCGGCTTCACGGATTGATTCAAAATTTCCAAAGGGTGTTTTTACACCCTTTTTTAAATGTTGTGCATTTCTACCATCTGGGTCAAATCCTTTTATTATGTTATCTTTCCAATAATAACCTTGATGTAATAACTTTTTACTACCTGCTTTCTTGGATATAATTGCCTTGCTAACACCATGAGCCTTTGCTGCTGCAGCTACTGTAGGAAATTCACCAAGTGGTGTTATAACTCCTCTTGCTAATAGTGAATTATCACCACTAACAGCTTCCTTGGCAATCTGATACATTAAAGGTGTAAGTCTTATATTATTTCTTGTACACATTGTTGCATAAGAAATCTTTAAAGCCTTAACTTTCGGAAAAGCTTTCATTAATAGCCAATGCGCCAATAAATGTTGTCTAGCATTTAAATACACAAGATTTCTATAAATATCTTTTCCACCCATACATTTTGGTAGTATATGATGTCTTTCAAAATAACCTTTTTCAGGTTTTGAAAAACTACCATATTTATCGATTAATGCACAATAATGCTTTTCATAATTCACAATAACTCCTGGATATATGTTACCATATAGATCAGACTATCTGTTACGTCGACATCCTTTCGGAATTGTACGCCACCGCGCTTCAGAACTTGGTTGTTCTTACAGACTTCATAACCCGAACTGGGTCGTATGTCTTAGTCGTTGCACCTTCAAGAGTGTTCCCACTCGAGCTTGGCTCAGGATTGCCCCATAAGGGTTTCCCTGAATTCACGATGTTTATACATGGCAACTCTCTACCATGTTTTGAGCTTTAGCAGCCTTACGCAAATCTTTCTCAGTTAATCCAAGTTTCTTATTTATCTCTTTAAAACGAGAATCATTATATGTAGTCGCTGCAATTTCATCATATAATCGCTTTTTATATGAAGTAGGAATTACATTACTAAGTTCTGCTAATTTTTTATTTTTAGTGGTTAAAGCAATAATTTGAGCGCCTGATGAAGAAGCATCTTGTTCCATTGCAAGAGCTGTTTTATAATTAGATAATAATTTAAGATTTTTACCAGTATAATTGCCTTTTAAGTAATTATCAATTTTTGCAGATTCAATCGCCAATCTGAAAAATTTACCAAGTTCTTCTCCGTCGATCATTTGTACTATTTTATTGTCAAGAATCTTTCTTATATCATTTGGTTTACCACGAAGCATTTGATTCCCAATAGTAACAAGCTCGGATCTCCATTTAATTGCTATTTTTTGTCTACCAGTAAAAGATAATGAATTATATTTACCTTCAAATCTATCATCCAACCCACCTAAGAAAGATCCAATTTGATCTTGAAAATTTTTAAAATCTAATTCACTAAAATTCTTCTCTACTGCTGTATTTAAAAAAGGTCTGAATGTTTCACCTGCTTGTGGTCCAATAAAACCACGTTCATAAATACGTGCACGATGATCAATAAATTGATTATTGGAAAATGATAAATCATTATTTCTCAGCCATTCCATTGCTTTAAAACGTTCATAAGAGTCACCACGAGATGCAATATATTTGCGATATTCATTTAATTCATTATAGTGTTTTGCTTTACCCTTATCATCTTCAAAATATAATAATTTTCTTATAAAATCATGATAATCTTTATCAATTTTAAATTTAGAATTTGAAGCCCAATTTAAAGCATTTACAAAATCTTTATCAATAAATTCTTCAGGAAAATCACTAAAACTTGAAGTTGAAGTAATTGGTATACGCGTATCTGTATAACCAAGAATACCACGATCTATCCAATATGTTTTATAACCTTCACGAATAATTAATCTATTCTGATTATTTGAAAAAGGAATTCGCAGTCCAATATCAATTTTGCGATTTAATTTAGAATACTCTACAATCCTTTCATCTATTAATCTTAAATTATAAGAGGATATATCATATTTAGGTCCAAAGTATTGTCCACTCATTCTACTTTTCATTCTACGCTTCTGTACACCATACGTTTCAATTTCAAAAAATTTTTTTACATTTTTAGCTTCAAGTAATGAAAGACCTAGTTCATACCATTTATTTCTATTACCATTTAAATTAGCTAAATTATATAAATCACGTCCTAACGATATTGCAAAATCATCACGATCAGGCATATCAGCAAGTGCTAATCTATGTGCAAATTTCAAATAAAATTGTTGAAGATCACTTTCAGAGAGTCTAGTACGAATAATTGGTGGTATTCTATAATCAAATACATTTCTTAATTCACGAGCAATTTTTGGTGCAACTTTATCTTCCCATCTATTTCTAGCTATAATATTATCTATAAAGGAATCATGTAAATCTTTTAATTGAATAGGTCCTAAAATTGGATCAATGAAGTTATCCTGAGTTAATTTTTTGAGTATATCTGAATTTTTACGTATTTGTGTTTCAATTGTATCAGATACATTCATAACATCAAATTTTATTTGAGCTTGAGATACTGCTTTAAAATTACCCCATAATTCTTTATTTTCACGTTGTCTACCAAAAATAATACGAAGATTATCTGCAACAACTGCACGCTCATTAATACCCATTCTACCGTCTAAATCATTAATAAAATTTTCAATAAAAATTTTATCTCTATTTAGTAATTTATCACTTTCTTTAACAAGTTTCAAATTATTTGATAATACATAAGGATTTGGTTGATATAATCGAACATCATCATACCTTCGTGTTATTGGATTATATAATAATTGTTTTTCATTGGGAGGTGAAATCAAAACTCTATTCTTAACTGCTTTCTTTACACCAATTAATGTACCGCGATAGTTTGTTAAAGAGAGTATACCATCCAATTCTGTAGATTGTAGTTGGTAATAATCTAATAGTGTTTGACGTAATTTATTATCATTTATAAAATCATCTGGAGTTATAGCACCTAAATGCATTGCATCGAGTTTTTCTTTTGCAATCGCAAATCGTGCAGTATCTCCTGGAATTACATAACTAGAATCACTCATTTTACGTAAATCAGTAATACCTATTGATTTACCTTTTTCATTGGTAAATTTATTAAGATGAATTTGACCTTTTCTAAATAAATCTAACTTTTGATAATCTCCAAGATGTTTTAATTGAACTTCTTTTGGTTGTCTCATTAACCATTCATTATACGATTCATGCATTGGAGTTTGACCATCATAGAAAGCTATTTGTTTTTTAGTTAATCCTGCGAGATTTCTCTTACGAACTTGTGCTACATTTTCCAACTTAGAAAGATCCTCCCATGATTTGAATACAGGAATTGTGGTTGATCTGCAATAATAATGTGCAGGTGGTAAATGTACAGTATCTTCTGGAGGATAAATAGTTCCATCTCGATGTGCACATAGAGGTGTTGTTCTGGAATCTAATACCGCAACATATTGCCAACCAACAATTGCTTTTTTATTTGCTTTAAATATTTCATGATCAATTGAACTTTTAACATGAGTAATTGCAGTAACAACCAATGCTTTTGAATGGAATTTCGTTATTTTAAATGCACTTGCCTTTCGTACTTCATCTGCAATACGATCAACAGTAAAATTCTCTGCAATACCTCTACGAATTACAGCTTCAATTCTCTTACGTTCTAAATTGGCTATTCCTTGCCATCCTTGTTCTAATGTTTTCTCTTTATATAAAGGACGCTTAAGTACTATATCTTCAGCTATAGATATGGACGGCCTTTCTACCGTCCACACCTTATTCATTGTTTCTGATAACACATTATGAGTAAATGATAATTGATCTTTAGCTAATTCATCCAATGATTTTTTTGAAATATTAAAAGTCTCATGAAACGTTCTTTTAATATCTTGATCAATTGCCTCTCTTAATTTTTCAAAACCTCTTTGAGATCTATGTGCATCCTTAATGAGTTTATCAACACGAATGGCATGACCATCTACAATCAAATCTATTTTACCATTTATGCGATGCTCATAGAGACGTATCATTGCTGCTCTATTTAAGGTTTTATCATAGATTTGTGTATTGGCATTAATTACCATAATTACCTCATATGATTAAATACTATATTCTCTTGATCCTACTACTGTAATTTCCGGTAAACTTTTAATTTTTGATTTATTTACATATCGCTTAGTAGGCCCGCTTGATCTTGCTTTAGTAGATGGGATACCACGGTTAACACTCGCCATCATTCTGGCACCAGCAGTGCCATAAGTTGATGGACGTTTGACTGCTACACTACGTGCTTTATTTTTCTTACCAAGTGCATATCTGCGTGATGGAGAGGTAGGACCGACACGCTTATTATAGGATTTATTCTTATATGTCTTATATTTAGTTTTTAATTTACTCAAAGTAGATTTAGCTTTTGATTCGAGTTTTGCTGATGTAGATTTAGCTTTTGATTTTATTTTACTTACAGTCTTTCCTACACTAGTACCTATCCGTTTACCTTTAAACTCATACTTTCTACCAGACTTTAAAGAGCCCATTCGTGCACCACCAATAGCACCTTTAATGGCAGCACCACTGACTAATTTTGCTGTTTGAAAACCAGTCATTTTACTTCGACGAGCTCTTCCTAATGCACCACCACCTTTAGTACCTGGTAATCCTCTAACCATTGTTTTAGCACCACGAATGGCACCAGAAACAGTTCCTACAGTCTTATCAACAGTTTTACCAACTTTACCACCGACTGTATTCCACTGATTTTTACCAAGTGGATTATTTACAGTACCTTTTGGCGGACCTTTTTTCGACATTTTGTTTTCCTTTAAAAATTAAATGCCTTCTTCGTTGATCGATGTATTTAATTGATTTTCAACGTCTTCAGTTATCTCTTCACGACCTTTAATATCATCATAATCAGATGGTAACATTTCATTAGCTTTTAGTATTGCAATCCAAATAGAACGTGGAATTAATCCTTGTTGATACCATTCAGTGACTAATCTTAACCATCCTGCTTCAGAATACATTGGATTAAAATCAGATGATAATGAAAACTTAATATCATTTGATTCTAATTGAATACCATAACGCCACTCAATCATAAATGTAATGATCTGCTTCATGGTTGCACTGACTTTACTATTGAGAGAGCCTAATTGTGCAGCATGAGCAGCATTTCGAATTTCCAAAGCAATACCAGGTTGCATGACTTCAGGTGCCATCATTCTGACACCTAATTTAGCCATTTCTTCTACAGTGGTGACGATTACACGATCCATATCCGATAATGCACTCGTTGGTGTTTCCAATACACCAATTTCTGAACCATTTGGTAAATGTAACCATGAACCTAATCCACTAGAAACTATATTGCTAAATTCTTCATCAGAAACATCACCAATAATATAGGGTGTATACGTTGATGCACCATATAATAAATGATTTCTGCGACTAAGTTTATTATACAAACTTACTTCTTTATCAATCAATGGTAATAATACAGGTAATTTAGTTTCCACAGTTCCATTTAAAGGCCATGCAGGAATAAAAGTTAGACGCTTACCATGAAACAATATATTTTCATTTACCTCAATTTCTTTAAACATTAATCCTTTTTGAGATATAATATCAATATGTTCTTGACCCGCGATTATAGGGATATTGGATTCAAAAACTTCTTTTCTAAATTTACGAATTCTATAATAACCTTCATGAATTTCATGCACATATACTGTCTCAAAGATTTCAGGATGAAACTCATTTTTTTCAGTAAATTCTTCTTCGCGAACTCTTACAATAACCCTTTTTAGAATAGTTTGTCCTTTTAAATCTTCACCCATAGTCCAATTAATAATATTTTCTGCTTTGTATAAGACGGGATATGGTTTATATTCTGCTTTTTCTTCATTTGAAAGATCTTCAATAACATAAGGGTAATCTACAAAAATCCATGCACGACTTGTTTGAATTTCTTCCCATAACGCATTATCAAGAAAAGATATTAAAGATGAACCATCTTTACTAAAGTCATTCATAATCCACTCATAAATTTCTTTTAATAATTCAGAATCAGAAAATGAAAAACTTGGTGATTTTCTCAATAAACTACTAACAATTGTTCTGGAAAATTGTGCAACAATACCAGGTAATTCTGCTTCTGCTTTGTAGAAGTTGTATTGATTATTCGTCATCGATGGTGAAAATGGAATTAACAAATTATTTTGAAAAGTTAAATCTATACCATTATCATAGTCTTTGGCAAAACGCTCCCCATTACATATCGCTCTACATTTTTCCCAAATCTTTGCAAGCGATTCATAAGCAGCGTTTGGATCTGCCACAGTCTTTACAGCTGCTTGGGCAGCATTAATTATTGCCATTTCAGCCTCTTAGAAGTCGATTAAAATCCGCAATAGTACCTTCAAATTTATCACCCATTCGACTAGTGGCATAAATTAAACCACCACCTTTATCACTGAGTGTAATATTCCAAAATGCTGCACATTTTTCTTTAAAGGCAGCATGGATTATTAAATCGTCTGTTGGCTTAATAGTTTCATTTTCAATCTTCAATGAAATATCCTCAACCAAATCTTTTTTGATTTTAATCATATTAGATTCCCAATAACATAAATTTACTGCTGGTATAAGATTCACCTGCAGCTGTCTTTTTGTAACTGAAATTACGTTTTCTTAAGTGTAATAGAGGAGGTTCATCAGTTGATGATTCCGGACTATTAAGTATAGTTAGAATATTACCATTTATAATATCAATATCTGAAGTATCTCTTCCAAAATATGGTGCATAAAAACATAAAGATGTTGGTTTAACTTTCAATGGAGATAAGCCTTTAGCCAACATCAAAATTTCATTCTCAGAAAGAGCAGTATCCCATACTGCAGGTTGTGCAATATAAGTATTACTCAGATAACGGGTATTACCACCAGATGTTCCAAAATAAATAGACGCAGCACCATTTACTGTTTTAGTTGAAGTGTTTGAACCTTTACTAGCACCATTAGTATATGCAAATCTTGAATTTGTTGCAGCATTTACCACACAAGCATGGTACCAATTACCAACAACCAATGTTGCAGTTGATGTAGCATGTGAAGAACCACCACTATCACGTAACAAAAGTCCTACACGATTTGGTGCACTTCTTAAAATTAAATTAAAGCCTTCAGAATCATCATCTGTAGGTGAGTAACCCATAACATTCATGTCTGAACTTACATTATCTGTAAGTTTAATCCAACATGCCATAGTAATTAGATGAGCATCACTACTCGGAAAACCTACAACGTCCTCACAATAAACTCTATCATTACTTCCACTGAAGAGCCTTGACATTAGGTATCGGAGTATTCAACCCCGACCTCCACTATTAAACAATCACCAGTCATTGTGTCACTACCATCAGATACTTTTCGAGCCAGTTTCAAGATGGCATAGTCATTTGTTGCAATAGAATCTAAATTAGAAAGTGTTATGCTAAATTCATGAAGCCTTTGACCTGTAGTACCTAAGTGTGTATCGCTGGCAGTATTCTCTGATCCAAATGCTTTAGTTTCAATATCCGTGCTATCAGTATTTGCTGTGATACAAGCTAGACTGGCACCGAATGTTACACCACCAGAAGATGCTGTATCAGCATACCATTTTAAATTGATGGTTAAGTTTCCTGAACCATAATCCATAGTTGGTACTTGGAAGTATACAGTTTCTTCTGTCGCTGCATCAAATGCCAAAGAAGCTACCGGAAAATTTGTACCTGCCACTGCACTATATTGAGCAAAGTTGCTCGCCGGGAAGAATGCATCTGCTGCTTGAAATCTATGTTTAACGGTAGCCATTAGACCTCCACATTAAAGCGTTCAGTTATTACATGAAGTAATAACATTGCTTTTTGTCGTCGTGTCAGTTCACCACGAGCTGGTTGTGGAATGGATTGGTTTATCAATGTCCAATTATTTTCAATAAAATCATCCAAACCATTTACTGCTGCTCTGATATCTGCTTTCAGTAAAGTGCCAGAGCTAATAAGCCTAGAATCTCTCATTATTTCACGCCAAACCTTAACGCGCTCATTCTCAGTTAATAAAGCCATTAGCTCTCCTTAACGTAATCAATAACATCCCATTTTGAATCTGCTGAATTATACACCGCAAATAAATACAATGTCTTACTTAATACAGTTGCACTTGGAAGAGTAAAACCTATAGATCTCCAAATGG